TTACTCTGCATAATCTTAATTGATTAACTAATAACTAAAGTAAGAGGCTTTCCAAAAGAGAGCCTCTTCTTTTTGTGAAAAGATCCGCTAATAAATAACTTTAGTAAATAATAAACTTAAAAATAATAAATTACATATGAAATCAGTACTAAGCTATGAGCAATACCTTTTTGAGAAAAAATCAAATAGCGATCTTGCAACAGGTACACCGACTAAAGGTAAATCTGTTACTAAACAGGTTAATACCAAATTAACAACGGTAACTCCAAATGGAAAATCAGTTAAAAAATCGGTTAATCCTAGTACTTCAAGTTTACCAAAAGGTAAAGGATCTGTTCCTAGTAAATCAGTTAAAACAGGTACTTCAAGTTTACCAAAGGGTAAAGGATCTGTTCCTAGTAAAAACGTTGACTCTAAATTTGCTAAGATAACAGTTAAAGGAAGTTCAGTTAATAAGAAAGTTGATTCTGCAATGGCAAAATTGCCAAGAAAATAATTAATATTATATGAAATTTAGTGACGGTATGGAGTTTGATTTATCAGGTCCAATGCGAATTGAAGAACGTAGTGATGGGTTATATGTAGTTGGCAATAATATGTTAATTCCAGTTAATTCAATCGAAGATGGGTTATCAATAATAAAAAAAGACAACCCAAACTATGAAATTGATGAAGATGATAATGATGATTCTATGCATGGTTATGCTGAACCTACCTTTGAATCATATACTTATCGTATAATAGCTGAAGGTAATTCAATAAAAGACCTGGTTGGAAAAGATGAAGGAGACGAATTAGACCTAGATGATGCCCGAGCAATTGGTCGTAAAATTTCTAAAATGAAAGGCGATGACCGTAAAAAATACGTAGGTATTGTTAATTTTATGGGAGCATCTTGTAGAATTTATAATGAAATTTGGGCAAACTATAAACCGGTTGATCCAACTACTAAAAAGTCAAATCGTGGAAAAGAATTCCAAGGCGATAAAAACATCGGTTAATACTATAAAATGATTGGAGATGGAATAATTGTTGAGTCAATTGCCAGCTTTAAAATTACATGGAAAAATCCAGGTAATGGAATGCAGGCAGTATGGGATCAAGAAAATCAGGTTATTGAACTTCATGGAAGTGATGTTTATCCAGACTTAGAGTTTGTTAGTGCATCTGGTCTTTCTACCTATTTTACATATTCAACAGCAGACAAAATTATAGGTTTATTAAAAAGAATTAATGCAGTTATTAATACTGAATTAACCGAATTATATAAGTCAAAGGATCAAGTAACTGAAGAAAATACGGTAAATAATAAACCGCTCGATACCAATAATATCCCTGAAATTAAACCAGAGAATGATAGTACACAAGATGAAGTTACTACTATTGAAGAACCTAAAGTTAAGCCCGAGTCACCTAAATCGCCCAGTGAAGGATTTTCTTATACGGTAATTGTGCATGGGGATAAATTAAGATTTATTGATGCAAGTGCAGATAACCGAAATTTAACAATTAACCATAAATTATCTAATAATATGGGAGTTAAAAAAGAAATTGAAGAAACCTTAGATAATAGTTCAAGAATTTGGGCAACGGTACAATTAAGTGGTTTATTTAGTGAAACTCATAGATTTAATTTTGAAAAATTTAATATAGAAACGGAATCAATAAATGAAAATTTATTAGTACAAATAATTCCATCAATTCAGTTAACATTTAAGGCTGGAGAAAATATGGTAACTCCAAATACTGAGAAAGAAACTTATGTTAGTAAAATTGCACTCACTAAGAATCAAACTAAGTTAGCTGAATTAAAAAAGGATCTTGAAAAATATAAGAAGCAGTTAAAAGACAAAGGGCTTGATGAGCCAGTTACAGTTAATAAAAAAGTAACTACTTAATAATTAGCAAAGTTCGCTAATAAATAACTATAAAAAATAAGACAAGATGGCAGGTCTACCTCATTTTAAAAATTCAACCGCTGGCCCCGCAAGGTATGAGCCAGTTTACCTTAATCAATTTGAGGTAATTATAACTCCGCCGCCCGCAATTAAGGCTAAAGCAGGATGGGCATCTAATTTAACACTAGAACATGTTAAAAAAGTTGGACCTCTTCCTGAACTTGCAGGTAACGCAGGTGGTGCAATTGTTACACAAAGATATAAATTTGCAGAAAGAGCATATGCCGCAGCTAGGCCATCTACTACTCTTCATAAATTTACAATTGACTTTGAACTAAACTTAAATAACACAAATGATAATTATATCTATAATGCATTTAGGGCATGGGCAGATTTAATCTATAATCCAATGACCGGTCAACAAGGTTTAAAAGTAGACTATGCAGGAACATCAGCTGATGCTGCTTCTGTACAGGTTACAATGTTTAACCGAACTGGTGCAATATTTAGAGAATTTGTATTTGCTCCAGTATTTTTAGATACAACTAAATTTAATGAGAATACACTAGACTATTCATTAGACGGAGCTACTAGTATAGCATCATTAACTGTACCGTTTATTGCAGACAGATATGTTGAAACTCGAGTAGGTCAATAAAAAACATTTATATAAAAATGGAAATGTTTAACGTAAAGCGCCGAGATAATCCATCTATGGATAATTGGTCAGATATAAAGAAACCGGCTTTTGGTGGTCCCAATGAAAAGGCTGATTTTAATAAATCTAAGAACACTAAATTAAAAGAATATCAACGAATTGTTGAGCGTAATCCTGATGCTGAAGGAGGTCGTTTCAATCCAAATTATGACTCTGCCTGGAAAGGATTTACGAGTGATATTATATATAGAACAGCAAAGAAAAAATCATATGAACCCATGTATGCAACAACAACAATTGCAGTAATAGATGCAATAGAAGAAGGAACTATTATTAGATTCGAAGAATTTATTAATGAAAACTATATGTCAACTGAAGAAGAAGAATTTGATCCAAATGATATGAATCCAACTGGCGGTATGACAAAGGGCAAGATGGTTGCTGAAGAAGATGAAGAAGAAGAAGAATTTAACAATGAAACTTATTTAGAAGAAGATAATGATGCAATGGCTGACGAAGAATCAGTAGATTTAGGATATGAAGTAGATGAAGAGCAATTAGATAAATTATTAGAAGAATTTGGAGATGAACTTCAAACTATGATTACTAATATTTGCGAAACTATGGAAATGGAAAAATCTGAAGTTTGTGACTTATTATGTGCAGCAATCGAAAAGAAATGTGCTGAAGAAGATGAAGAAAATTTTAATGGTGAAGAATAATTTTAACTAAAAAATAGTTTTATATTAAAGCAGAGATATTATATTTCTGCTTTTTTTAGTTAAAATCATTGCCTTTTTTTTATGGTTTTAATGTTTGGAATATTTTCTAAATCTCCGTCTAAATCAATTAAACTTGGATCAAATATCACTTCAGGATAGGCTCCTATTAAAAAATCTAAGGTATTTAATATTGTATTTGGAGAAATATTTGAATTAATATAAATTATCCTACTATATTTACGGTTTCTAACATTTACGGCTTTATCTATTAATTTCTTAATTTCATAATTTATTAAAAACGATTGAATTTTATTTGGAACAACAATATCTTGTTCAAACTTTTCACGTATAATTTTAGTTACATTAAGAAGATAATCTGATTTTCCTTTTTTGTTTAGTGCATGTACAAACTGTTTTAAATCCCTAACGAAAACTATTTCGAGTGATCTATCTGTGTTATCGATCATTTATGTCGATTTTTTTAACTTCAACTCCTGCTCTCCGCAAAAAGTCTAATCCGTTGGTATCACGGTATTCTTCTAAATATACAACTCTGGTAATTCCAGCTTGCATAATTAATTTACTACAGTCAGTACACGGAGAGTATGTTACATAGAGAGTAGAGCCATTACAACTTTGGGTTGATTTAGCAACCTTTAAAATTGCATTTGCTTCGGCATGTAAAACATACCATTTTGTTTTATATTCTTTAAATGAGCCATCTTCATTATTAATAACCTCTTCGCATTCATTTTCAAAACCAGCAGGCGTACCATTATATCCATCTGAAATAATTGAATTATCTTTAACAATTAGGGCTCCAACTTTTTTACGGTTAGCATGTGATAATTGTGACCATGACTCTGCCATAGAGATATAAGTTTGGTCAAACCTGTGTTGTCTACTTGAGTACTTACGAGCAAGTATCATTTTTTAATTTTTGAAATATTTTTATAAATCCATTTAATTAAACTATTACCGTCTTGGAAAATCAGATATTGTTTATCTTCACTACTTATTGACTCAAATATGGTTATTAAATTTGAACTTGGAGTTCCATCTATCTCTATTAAATTAGTAATAGGTAATGGTAATGATTCCGGTTTAAATTCAAAATCTAACATTTTAGAAGAAATATCATAATGCTTATCGTATATGTGATATGAATTAGAGACATGAGTATATGAACCAAGTTTTAATTTTGGATAAAATTCTTTTAAGTGAATATACATCTGTAATTGTAATGAACAGAAAAAGGCAACATCAGTTGGAGTACCCCAAATTGCATCATTACTTCTCATAAATACTGACATATAAAATTTATTATTTCGTATATGACAATTTGCATACATTGTACATACGAAATCTTTATTATTAGAATACTGATGAATCGGCATGTTAAAGTGCATTACTGCCTGCCGAGTATTTGAATCTTTTATTAAACTTTGAATTGCCCACTGATATTGTGAATAGTTATCAGAATTTTTAAGTGTAAAAATTAAATTACCATACGCTGAGTTAACTGTTCCATCTGAATTTTGAATAGATTCCCAAAACTTGGCCCATTGTGAAATAAATTTAACATCATTACGACCTAAATAATACCATACCAGTTCAGCTGCAATATAGCCGGTTTGTGATCCTCGAATTTCATTTGTATATAAACAACTCGTTGGATCCTCAATAACTAGCGCAACATCTAATAATTCTTTACTAGTAGTTCCACGAGCACCATTTGTTTCACCATTGGCTAATAGGTAAGAAATTGAGTCTTTATAACAAGCGGCAAAAGATTGACCATTAAATACTAACATATTTAAATTATACTAAAAAAACAGATAATGGTTTAGGCTGATTTGATATCAGAGAAATGATCAGAATTTTCAATTAATAACTTAATATCAAAAAACTCTTCAGGTAAAGGATCATGTGAAATTACAAAAATAGTCATATTATATTTTTTAGAAAAGGTTTTTAATAGATCTACAACTCTATATATTGAATCTACATCTAACGATGAAAATACTTCATCTAAAAATAATAAATTAACTTTATGGTGTTTTAATTTTAATAATTCTAAAATACATAATAGAACAATTAAATTCATTTTCTTTTGTTCGCCAGCCGATAATGAGTCTGGCGATATTTGCATTCCTAAATGTGTAATAATTGGATTAAATTCTAAATCAAATTCAAATGCAAACTTAAATTCCAATAATTTAGAGGTTTTTAAAATTTTACGGTTTAACATTGGAATTATTTGACTCATTAATAGTCGCTTCATTCCGTTATCTGATAGGATATCTTCCATTTCTTGAGAAATAGCCAATTTAGCAGAATAACCAGCCTTATCCGTAGTTAAATTAGAAATTTCTGACTCAATTGTTGAAATTACTCCATTAATATATTCAGTACCAGTCCTTTTAGAGTCAATTTGGTTTAACTCAGATAACTCACGATTAAGCGGGGATAATAGTCCATCAATTTTATAGAATGAGTCCCTAGATTCAACCTGTTCTGCCTTTTTTGTATTTAACTCAGAATTAATTAAGTTAATATTCTCAACCAGACCAGGTAATAAGTCAGATTGAGTTTTCTTTTTATTTAATAATTTGTCTTTTATTGTAATATGAGTTTCATCAGTTAGGTCAGAAAGACAGTGTGGACACTTATTTTTAGAATATAAGTCTAATTTTTTTTGAATTTCAGTAATTGTATATTGAGTTGAGGCTTTTAAATCACGAGCAACTGTAATACTCTTTTCAATAATTCCAACTTGTGAATTTAAGCTGGTATAAATAAGTCGCTTTTCTTCTTTTTGACTAGATAATTTAGCAATTTCAGCAGTAAGTTCAGAAATTCTAACGGCTTTAGCTGAATTTAAATCTAATTTTAAATTATCAAGTTGAGCAATTGAATTTTGTAAAATTGAATTATTATTTACTAACGTAGAATCAATTGAATGGATTGAAGTTCTTAAGTCTTTAACCTCTTCTTTAACTACTTTAGACATATCATTAACTATATCTAATCCAAATATTTTATCAATGATTTGACGTTTATCATGTGGGCTTAATTTAACAAAGCTTTTAAAATCATTAACTGATAGGCTAATTGTATTTGAAAATACATTAAATGGAATCTTAGTTAATTCTTCTTCAATAAATTCATCAACTCTACGCTTATCTGGTAAATTATGTTCTGAATTGTTGATTAATAACTTTGAAAAATTAGGTTCCAAACCTCTTTCTATTTCAATTTTATCACCATTTGCAGCAATAAATTCAATATGAGTATAGGCATTTTTATTTATGCGATTTGGAATCTCTTTGGTTTTACGAATAGACGATTTACCGTATAGTGCAACAGTTAATGCATCAGAAATTGATGATTTACCACTTCCATTTTTACCTTGAACTAAAATAAGTTGAGGATCTTCTGAAAATTTAAAGGTTTGTAATTTGTTTCCGTATGAACAAATATTTTTAAAAGAAAATTGAGTTATTTTCATTAGTTAACAAAATAAGTTAAGTTTTGACCTTCTGGTATATCTTTTACTGATTTAAATATACAAAGTTTATGATCTATATTAAATTCTCTAATCATATTTGGATAATCGCTAATTCCATATATAAGTCCATAACCTAATGGAATATTATGTGATTTTAAATTACTTAATGAGTTTATATTGATTTTTGATCTTAATATTTCTAGATAGTCGGCATTTGATAATTCGCCCGAGTCTAATCTCTTTATTAACTCCATTTCTCCAAGTTGGGTAAATACTCGCATTTCATTATCAATAACCTCTTGATTAATTATTAATTTTTTACCAAATTCTGGATTTGAGTTAGTTAATAGTATTGAATCTTTATTGGTTATGGTAAACACTGGACATACTTCAATTACTGTATTTTGAGGTATGTATTGAGTAGAGACGGCTTTAACCGAGATATCAGTCTTTATAATTCTAACATAATTACTAATAAATGGGCTAAGCATATGTATTTTGACTTTTTACAAATTGATGAATTTCTATAAATTTTTTAGCTAGATTCATTTTAACATCTTGTGAATATTCTTTTGATTTTAAATACATTTTAAAAATATCAGAAATATTAAAGCCATCTTCTGGATTAAAGTCAGAATTCATTTCTGCATCAGCTTCAGTTTGATCAGTATATGTAAAAAATTCTATTTTACGGTGAGGTATGCTAGAAATTTCTTCTAGAAATCGGGTTACTGATAATTTATTTGCAAAATTAATATTAATCATTATATCTATAAAATTATTATTAAATTTTTTATAGATTTCAGAAATTGGTAACTCTAATATATTCATTATATCAAATTTAACAAAGGTTGGAGACTGTGTATTTTCAATAAATGTTTCAACTAAAACTGGTGAATCTACCTCTAATTGATAGAATCCTTTAATGTTACCGATATCGCCTCTATCCATTTGATATGGAGTTCCCGTATATAAAACATTATCGCGTTCCTGCCTATGATGAATATGACCTCCATATACGCGTTTATAGGTATTTAGTGCATCAATTTCAATACCGTGCTCAACATGAGTCCATTTATTAAATTTTAAACCTTTAATATCAGCATGACATATTATATATTGGCATAGGTTTCTATAATCATTAACCATATTTGATAAAACG